GGCTTGCTTAACGGAATCGGAGCAGTTCTCGATGCCGAACTCGTTGACGACCTGCCGGATTGTTTGTACGTATTCGAGAGCGAGGACCGTGGGCCGATAGCGCCCGTCGAGGGCGACGTAATACTCTCCGGCGCAGGCGTTGCGGAAGATAGCGACGTCTTCGTAATCTTCGTAGATAAGTAAAGAGGCGGTACCGAAGACGACGAGGTCCATCAGGTACTGCGCGATGGAGGGGTAGAAATTACCTTCGGCAAAAATCAAACGAAGAAGGCGCTCGCACGAGGCAAGCCAAAGGCTGGCAGGGGTGGTGCCGGTGGAGTCAAGGTGGCCGACCTTGAGCCCAAACCACGGTTGGATTGGAGAGACTTTGCCTGACATCAACCCTGCGGCAAGGTTCTGGGCGCAGAGATAGCCGGAGGAGTCAATAATGTGTTGGTTGATCGGGGAACCCCGGTTTTGTTGGTTGGGGGTGATCAGCCATTTGTACCGGCGAGGCATGAAATAGTCACCGCATTCACGCCAATGGGTCCACCATGAATAGCGGTTGTCCCGCATCCCTAAGATCAAGGACTCGGCGTACTTTCGGTAGTTGCGGTCGGCCTCAGTTACTTGGCGCATTGGTTACCGCCGAGGTTATCTGTTGGGTGCTTGGGGGCTGATCTTGGTAGACCTGCTTACCCATGGATTGCATATGCGCCGCGGCCATGGCGAGATAGGCTGCGGGGACTGGCGCTTGTTGTGGCTGCAGGCGGGGTCCTTTGGAGATTGGAGCTTTCATGAGCCGAGGAGCTTTTTCTGGTTGCTCGGGGCGCCACCGCCCTGAGGAGGTAGGACAGAAGAGCCTAGGAACGAGGGAGTGGTGCCGCCACCAGCCGGGGTTGAGGTAGCGACGGCAGTGGTTGGAGTCTGCGATGGGGTGATTACTTGCGAGGCTGTGGGTGCAGCCTGCATTATGATTGGCGCCGGTGCAGCCGCTGTGTGCGGCGAGAACATGTGGGTCAAGCTACCATCCTCTTCGAGTCAAAAGGGTTATACTCAAACTCACAACCTGTCTTTTGGCCGAAACCGTCGACCTGCTCGCGAGATTGGATTGGATAGGCAAAGGTCAAGGCCAGGGCATCGGCGCGGTCAGGGCTGCGATCGGAACCGAGACGGCGCATGACGTCTTCTTTCTTTTCAAGGAGAATCCGGCCTTTGCCATCGATAGCGTAAGTCGGGGCTATTAGTTGGGCCCGTAGGTCAGGGTCGTTGGGGATCGCGCCACCTGAACGAATCCAGGCCCGCATGGCTCCCCACATCGCAGCCCGCTTATTGGCATACACTTCACCTGAGTTCCCGGTGGCAGCACCACCGACATCGTCTGCCCCGCCGAACTGGACATCCCACGCATGAAGCCCCAAGGCACGAACATTATCGACCACGCCGCCACCGACACCACCTCCGTCGATGAAGATGCCGTCCGTGGAGTGCGCCCCGGCAGCGGATAGTATTTTGGCAGCGAGTTCGACGGTGTTGATGCCACGGTAGAACTCCCAGGAGGTTGTACGCCCGTCGCGGCCTCGACGGAAGGCGATGACGGATTCGTTAGCGCCGTATCGTGCGACGTCACAGCCAAGAGCGACTGCGTCGGTGATGTCACAGACAGCTTCGCGCGTCATGGCGTTGTCAACGTCGAAGGCAGAGATGAACTCCATTTCGCCTTGGCGTGGGAACATGCCTTTGACACGGATACGAACGAAGTCAGAGTCCTCGCCGTAGGCTTCGATCCACCGCGCGAAGACTTCTTTGTTGGTAAAGGAAACTGTGCGGGAGTCAATTTGTTCCGAGTTCCAGTATTTGCCATGGCTGGAGACGTCGAAGCAATCGCGGAATCGGCCAATGGACCGGGTAGGATTGCCAAAGGCGAACCAAAGGATTTCGGTATCGGCATCGGTGAGAGCCCCTTCGGCAACCTCCCAGATGGTGTCGGGGATTTCCGAGGCTTCGTCCATGACGAGAAGGAGGCGTTTGCCTTGATTGTGAAGGCCCGCGAAGGCGGCGGGGTTCTTTTCTGACCATGGGACTTGGTCGATACGCCAAGTGCGTTCGCGGGATGGGTCTCGTGAGAGAAGGGCGGTGGCGGTGAGTTGGAAGTGTTCGCGGCCGAGGAAACGATTAAACCAAGTGCCAAGTTCGGCCCAGGTTTTGGTTTTAAGCTGTGTCTCAGTGTTGGCTGTTACTACGCCACGTGTGTCAGGGGCCGTGGTGAAAGCCCAGAGGATAAGCCAGGAAACGAGGGCGGACTTGCCGATGCCGTGGCCTGAGGCACGGGCGATTTTGATAGCGTTATTTATGTCTATTAAACCAGTTTCAACATCTTCTAGAATTTTAAGTTGCCAGGGTTCAGGGCCTTTAAACCGAGCAAGTGAACCTTTAGGCTCACCCCAAGGGAAAGCCCCCAAAACAAAGCGCAATGGGCTTTTATTACAAGAAGCCAACCAATCTAGAAGACCTTGATTTATCAAAATCGCCTCCTGATTGGGATTACTTTCGTGGCAAGAAGAAATTTGCGCATTAGATATCCTTTAGACGCCCCTGCAAATGCCGGAAACGACCGCGCTGGCCGCGAAATTCGTCGCGGTCCCGCCGACATAGTTTGTCAGCGTGACCACGGTCGCGGTCGCCGTGGCGATGATCGCGGCAGTTGATGTCGTCTCGTTTTGCGCGGTGCAAACCCACCTGTTAGCCGCCGACGTGAGCGTGAATGTCATCGCGGAAGTCGCACTGGCGTCGTGGGTCATGACGAACGCGCCCGAGCCGTTCGAGTAGGTCAGCGCGCCGTTTGTCGGGCTCGCCGGCGCTGCCCCGCTGTCCCACAAATGCCCGTTGACATAATTGCCGTTCGCGCGGGTTTGCCACATCGAGCCCGTGGCGGTCAGGATCGCGTTTATCACTCCGTTGTAGCCAATGAAAGTGTGAGAGGCGGTTGCGCCCGAGCCTTCCAAGGCGAGCCCGTAGTTATCGGAGGTTACGAATATATTGCCACCGTTTTTGCCGGTGTAATTCGGCGCGCTGGTCGACGCGTAATACCCGCCAATCGCTAAATTGATGAACGAGTTCGGACTCGGCGGGGTTGTGCCGCCGAAAACGGAGACCTGCCCGTTCGCGGTGAATGTTGCGGGCGCGCCCGAGTACAGCGTCGAGCCGCTGTGCGTGATCGCGCCAGAAAAGGTTTGCGTCTGTCCGAGGACAGCCACTGTGTCGGTTGCGGCGGGGAAAGTGAGTGTGTAGTTGGTTGCGCCGGCGTTAGCGCTTGTGAAGGTCGTGGCGCCCGTCGATGATCCAAGCAGGAGAATGTCGGAATTGGTGAACGTCTGTGCGGCGGTCCATGTGTTTGGAGAACTGGCGGAAACACCGCCGCCCGCTGGCGTTTGCCAAGAACCATCGCCGCGAAGGTAGGTTGTGCTTGATGGCGTTCCCGTCGCGGAGATAACGCCAACTGGAATGGTTCCCGCGCCAGTGACCGTGCCGGTAAAGGCGGGACTTGGAAACGTCTGTGTGGAAGTCCATGTGTTGGCGTGGCCGAGATTGAGCGATGCCACGACGGCGCCGGTCGTCGGGGTGACGGTCAACGTGCTATCGGAGTTGGAAACGGAAGAAACAGCACCACCGCCGCCAGATGCGTTGATGGTTTGGTTAGGCCATGTTCCGGTGATTGAGGTTATGTTGGTGCCGGCGATGAGGCCAGGGGAACTTACACCGGTGCCTCCATGCGCAACAGACAGCACAGTACCAGACCAATTGCCATCATTAATGGTTGCGCCGCCGGGTATTGCGCCAGAGGCGAGTGCGGAGGCGGGGTAGTTGGTAGCATTGGATAGGTTTCCTGCGGAAGGTGTACCGAGGGAACCTCCGCCTTGAAGCGCTGTGCCTGTAGTGGTACCATAGGCTACTGAAAAAACACCACCAGAAGCTAAAAGCCCTGTGCCCGCCTCTGCGCAACCAAGGGCTATGGTAGAGGCATTAGGGCAGGTGTAGGCGGCGGTGAAAGCACCGCTACCGAATGCTCCGCCGGCTACTGTCGTTAATCCTGACGCGGTGGTGATAGCCGCAGGGAGCGCGGTTCCTGCGAGGGACCCGGCGGGGAAACCTGTTGTGTTGGTGAGAGTCCCGCTGGAAGGGGTCCCGAGCGCGGGAGTGACGAAGACTGGATTTGTCGTTCCGGTGATCGCCCCGGTACCGTTTAGGTTGGTAGCAAGGCCGGTGAGTATGTTGGTGCCCGGGATCAACGGCCCGATGGCTGTGGAGCTTGACCATAGCCCAAGATTGTTCGCTGCGGGGGTGCCTGAGGAGGATACGTTGCCCCCACCGGATAGGGTTTGGAAACCAACCACGCCGGAGTTGTTGTAAAGGTATTGGCCGGAGGTTGCGCCGATGATCGGGGTGGAGCCGTTGGTGATGCCGCCTGTGCCCCCGGTGGCGTTAAAGGCTAGGAGGGTTGAGATAACCGCGCCGGAACCGGAACCAGAGGTAGAGGCCTGGGCAAAGGTACACACGCCGTTAATGGCCGACGCGTCACCAGTTGAAGGGATTGCGGTGTAGGTTCCGGGCGAAGTGACGGTGACACCGGTGATGGCGCCTGAGGAAACGGAAGAGACAGTTACTGTGGCGGGAACGGGATTGGCCGCGCCGATTTGGGGACAGGTGAGGGTTAAGGTATCGCCAAGGGCGTAACCAGTACCGCCGGAAATGATTTTAAGTCTGGTAGTGGTGAGGCCGAAGGTCTGGCCGTTGAGGGCGTAGATGCCGGAAGCGCCATTGAATTGGGCAAAGCTTGGGGAAAGACCCAGAAGTAGAAATAGGCAGGCTAAGAACCGTTTCATATCCGCCTCCGGATACCACCTTCGGGCGTGGGCTCGACCTCGACGATGTTGTCGGCCTTGGAGGATCGGGACAAGGCGCGCTCGAGTTCGGCGGCGAAGTCAGCGTTGAGGTTGATTGAGGTGGACTTTTTAGGGACGCCGTAGCGATCTTCGACATCGGCGATGATGGAGTTGTAGTCTTTGATTGGGAGGAGGTCCCCGGATTCATCGGCAGCGACGAGGCGATCGAGGCGTTGGGTTTTGGCCAAGCGCAGAGTCCGGATGTCTACTTCGGCATCGGCAGTCATGTCCGCAATCATCGCGTCGGCGATCCGTTCACGGTACCGGGCGAGGACGTCCTGGGCAGCGGGGGAGTTGAGTATGGTTGAAATGCGTTGCTCGGAGTAACCAGTGATTTCCGCGATTTGGTTATTACGAAGGCCTCGGGCTACTAGGCGCAGGACGCGGTGATGAGAGTCCCGGAGTTTGTCCGGGCTTACAATCAGTTCGCGGCGTACTGGTGCAAGCAAGGTGGTCATGTCTTCACTGGTTAGGGCACGAAGCCCTGTTGCAACGCGGTTAACCATTAGCTACGACCTGGAGTTTGGCTGGCGGCGACCAGGACAGCTCGGAGCACACTGAAGTGTAGGTCGCCGCCAACTGATCAACGCGAGCGGGTCGGAGTTCCACCGCGTCGAAAGTCACAGGCCGGATCGGGAGAAACTTCGCAAGAGGCTGGCCACGGCGTTGGTTAGCGTGGGCAGCAACTCGCGCGAGAGGATTATGCCCCGCGCCGACGAAAACCACCCGCCCGCGATGGCGGAGGATGTAAACCCCTGGCATAAGGATGGCTGAAACGTCCACCGACCTTCTCCTATTCTGCCTATCAGCATGGCACATTCGGGGCGCGAAGTCAAGCGGGAATTT